AAATCTCTTACTATCGCAGTTCTTACATACATGAAAATAGTTATTACTTAATCGTTTAGGATCCATACTTCCCCTGGCTCGAGTAAATTCCACATCACAGCTATCACATCTAAACACGCAATAGGTAACTTCTCGTGTGTAGGTGTGTTCCTTGCCGGTTTTACTTGTTCTGCTGTGCCGTGTTTGTTTTTTAAATTGATTCAAGAACATAACTATATTTACATTAAGATTATAAAATTAATCGATAAATATTATCATAGAAGGATAAATCATGAGCATTTGTACACTAACAGAAACAGCAAAAGCACAAATCAACGCTATATGTGAAGAAAATAATTGCTTTGCAGTATCATTAAACCTTAAAGGTGGTGGCTGCGCTGGTTTTGAGTACGACTGGGATATGGTTAATACAGAGCAAGATGTAGACAGTAGAGACATTGTATTAGATGCAGGCACAGGTAAATTTATTATTGGTGCTACAAGTTTAATGTTTTTAGTAGGTACAGAAATAAACTACAAAAAAGATTTAATGGGTGCAATGTTTGAAGTTAATAACCCTAACGCTAAATCAGCATGTGGCTGTGGTGTAAGCGTAAATTTTGATATGGACAAGCTGGCCTTTCCAGCAATATAAAACGGAGTAATATAAATGGCAAAGCAAGGCATAGACATAGGTATTGAAGGTAATGACGGCACAGGCGATAGTATTCGCGAGTCATTTCGTAAAGTAAACGAAAACTTTCAAGAGCTGTATGCAGTATTTGGAATTGGTGGACAGATATCTTTTACAGACTTAAATGATACTCCAAATACCTACGAAGGTAACGAAAACAAAGTTCCGTTGGTTAAGTCAGACGGTAGCGGAATTAATTTACTTGCATTTGCTTCAGACAACAGTTTAGACGGCACACTAGATACGATTGGTTTTGACTTTACAGTCGACGGTAAATTAATTATTAAACAGCTTGTTAGTAAAGTTTCAAATGATCCTGAGCCTATTTTAGGCGGTCCTATGGATGCTGCTACACAACCAATTGCCAACGTAACCGTTACACAAGCAGCTATTGACACTTTTAACAGTGTGCATGGAACCAACCTAACAATTGGTGCTCTTGTTATTGACAAAGCCTATGCTGATAGAAACTATCAAGCAAAGGCAGTTGCAGGTGGCGGAATTCGCATAGGTGATGAGCCTATAGATGCTACCAGCTATGTACTTACTGCTTCGGGTATTAGTTTAGGAAATTTAACTGTTACTGCACACGGACTAACAGAAACATTTAATGGCGCAGGCTTTATTTTCCGTTCAACTGGTGCAGATCCATTTGGAGTTGTTACTGGCAACACATATTTTATTAGCATTGCTAATATAGATAGTATCTCGTTGTATAGTTCAGAAAGTGATGCTCTTGCTACAACCGGTCGTATATTACTTTCAGGCGGCACCGGAACGTTTACAATTACTGACGCTGCGTACGATTCTGCACTTGAAGGATTTTGGCTAGAAAATGTTGCTATACCGCGCAAGAGTATTGTAAGACGTCAGGGTGATACTATGACAGGCGCCCTTAACCTATTTGATCACCCAGGTGAACTACAAGGTACTGGCTTACCTAATGGCCCAGATGATTTGCAAGCTGCTACAAAACTTTATGTTGATAATGCTGCTTCATCTAGTCAAGTTAACTTGTATGTAAGTACATCAGGTAACGATCTGCAAACATTTACTCCAGCTGGTAAAGAAGGCCGTGCACCGGCATATGCATTCCGTACACTTAATGCGGCAGCACGTAAAGCAGAAGAATTAATTATTTCTGCACCGCCCGAGCCGGGTCCGTACATACAGACTATGACTTTTGGTTCCGGCAGCACAAATGCTACCACTAATACAGTAGGTATAACTTCACTTATTGCGCTTCGTGCAAATGCAAGAGCAATAATTGTTGCAAATAAAGAGTTTATTGTTAAAGAAGTTACAGGATATATCGATGCAACTTTTCCTACTTTTGCAGGAACATATAGTATAGAAATTTGTCAGCGTGATGTTGGATACATCTTAGATAGTGTTAGTTTAGACATACTGTTAGGCAATGCTGCTAACTTTCTATCACGCAATGCAGGCATACGATATTATTCAAGTGTTAGTGCGCAAAAAGCAATTGGTTCACAGCGTGTAGAAACTATTGCCGGTATCACATATGCAAAAACACTGGTAACCCAATATATTTTAGCAAATACAGCACCTCCAACATTATACCAATCTCGTGTGCTACAGGTAACTAATCTAGCACTACCTGATAGCAGTGCTGACGAAGCAATCAGTGCAAGAATGGACGATGTCTTAGCTGTTATTGCCGACGGTCCGCTAGATGCCCCAGCAATTGTTGACGGTACAACTACATACAAGATTAATGTAAACAATGGAAACCTTGGATTTATTGATCAAGCAAATCCTGAAAATACAGATATTATTCCAGGTAAAGTTGTACGTGGTAGAAATTCAGGCGCAATTGGTAGAATTATTGATTACCGAGCCGAAGAAGGCCCAAGAGCTGTAAGTGTTGCATCTACTGACCAAATTGAAGTACAATTACTAGAACCAGTAGAATTTGAAACTGGTGAAGAATTAGAGTACGGTAATTTTGTACGTGAAACACAAATTTCAATTAGAGTTGAATCAGGTATCTACTTAGAAGATTACCCAATTCGTGTTCCTGCTAACGTTTCAGTTAAAGGTGACGAATTTAGACGTTGCATTATACGTCCTAAGAAACGTATTTCGCAATCGCGTTGGGCAAATACCTTCTTCTATCGTGATTCAGAGTTTGACGGGATGATCTTAGGTAAGTCAAACATTACCAGTATTGCGTTTGACACACAATTAAGTGCTTTAAGAACACCAGGTACATACGCAGTAAGTTTGTTAACTAGTGATAAGCTAGGAACTGGTGCAGAGTTTAGTATTGTAATTGGTACAGATGGAGCAATTACAAGTATTACTATTACTGATGCCGGTGATCAATATCAAAAGAATGAACGTATTACTGTAGCTGATGCAGAGCTAGGCGCTGGCGGCGCACCTAGTATTACATTTACTATTGCAAGTGTTCCAAACGGTATCGAATATGCAAATCCATTAACTAGTGCAGTTGACGGATACTTTGGGTATCATTACTTGTCACAGCCTAACAGATTAAAAAATATTGGTTCAGGTTATGAAAACGTAGGTAAGTGGAACACTAATGCCCTTACACTTATTGACAACAAAGAATATATACAAGAACAAGTTGTAAACTATATTGAAACTACATACCCAGCATTAGTTGGATCTTATAGTAGGGTAAAATTTTTTAGAGATGTAGGGTTAATTGTTGATGCCCTTGTTAAAGACTTCCGAAACGGCGGAAATGAGTTTGCACTAGAAACACAGGGCACTTATTATGCTGGCGCAGTTGAAGCAGGTACTGAGGACGAAACAGTAGCAGGTATTCAACATATCTATACTATTGCTAGTAAACTAATAATTGGTCAGGCTCCGACCGTGACGTATAATCAAGCCGGCGGCGCTGAAGGTGACAGGCTATACACAGTTGACTTGTTTAATGCTTCGGGAGAGCCTAATGATTGGGCAACTGCTCAAACATATAGACTAGGTAATGTCATTAAGTTTACAACCGGTCTAGACGTTACAACATATTACATCCCAACTAAAGAGCATATTAGTGGCTCAATATTCAATGCAGCTGAAATTGCAGAATTTTGGAGAGCAATAGACGGACCTAGCACGGTATTACAAAACTTAATTGATACCGTTAAGTTTGCATTCAACGCAGAATACAATCCGCCGTTAAGTAACATTGACATGGATGTGTTCTTAATGAACGATGCAACAATGATACGAAATATAACCGTACAAGGGCATGGCGGATTCATGTGTGTACTTGATCCCGAAGGTCAAGTTCTAACTAAATCACCATACATACAAACTGGTTCAAGTTTTTCTCAGTCACTTAATAAGCAAGCATTTAGAGGTGGATTGTTTGTTGATGCGTTTGTTGGTAACAGCGCCGTACAAGTTATAGAAAAAGTAGACGGCAGTGCATTTAGATTAAAAATTCAAAGTCTTGGATCACCTACAGCTCCACAAGGTCTGTATGTAAGACGTCCAGAGACTCCGAGTGCATTTTACATTGACGGTAGACGTTTCCAAGTTAACGCGGTTACTGCATATGACAAAGCTAACGGTACTGCAGAACTAATATTATCTCCAAACTCAAACAGTGGCGTTGGCTTTACTGGTATAACGAGTACATTGGCTACAGGGGTTGACTTAGACTCAGTAGGCACATTTGAATTTGATACAGTAAAATGTGCTAGAGATTCTGGATACATTCTCGACGCAGTAACATTTGATGTTGCATTAGGTACTAACTTTAACAGTGTTTACAATGGTATTGCATACCAGCGAGCATCGGGCTCTTATGTGCAAGGTAATCAAAAGACACAAACTGTTGCTGCTATTACAAAAGGTAAAACAGAAGTAGCTGCACTACCAGAAGTTGCAGATGATTCAACGGCACTTTCAAGGGCAAATGCAGCGTTTGATGAAATTATTGATATTATTAATAACGGCACTCAAAGCGTTTCAGCACCAGGTGACGGTGTTGCAGATGCATTAGTATTCCCAGCGCCAGCAGCACTTCCTACTGCCGATGCGGACGATGCTGCTATTAGACTACAAAATAACAGAGCGTTCTTAGCAGCAGAAGTTGTAGCATATGTAAATGCAAACACTCCTCCAGCAGGATACGATCAAGTTAAATGTTTAAGAGATGTAGGTTATATTGTTGATGCATTAACATATGACGTGCTTTACGGCGGCAATAGTGCTACAGCAATCAACGCTCGCGCATACTTTGACGGCGCAGTGGTACAACTACCAGAAGCACAAAGACTTGCTACAGCAGCAGCATATGCACACTTAGCAACTGTTGTAGCAGCAGTTGTTACAGATGCAACCGGTGTTGCATCAACTACTCCTACAAGCGGAAACGGAGTAACACAAGATACTACAGGGGCCGCAGCCACAGCCACAGAAGGTACTGTACTTGACGGATTACTACAGATTATTGAAAACGTTGTTACAGCAGGAAACTTAAACAGCTTGCCTAACATAGTTGTTCCAGATCTAACAGCACTTAGTGTAGGTACAGCATTAGTTGATGCAGCTACCGATATTATTGTCAATAGACGTTTAATTATTAATCGTATTGTACAAAGTATTGACGCACCGTTACCGATTACACTGCAAACTGCTGGTAACAGAAGTATCTTAGGTAACGACTTTACTCAAGTCAACGATTTAGGTTACGGACTAGTTGCATGTAACGGTGCGCTATCTGAAATGGTTAGTATGTTCACATACTACTGTCATGCTAGTTACTATTCAAAGAACGGTGCCGAGATTAGATCGCTAACAGGCTCAAGTTGTTATGGTGAGTTTGGTCTAGTTGCCGAAGGCAGTGATCCAAATGAAATTCCGGATGCAATTTCATTATTCCAAGATATGACGCAACCTGCGAAAGCATTTGATGTTGATTCAATTCTATTTACTACAGGCCCACTAGTATTAACAGCAGGCGAGACAGTAACGCAAACAGGGTCAGGAGCAACAGGAGAAGTTGCAGTTGCCACTAGTACTACAAGTGGCTCAAAGGTAATATACCTAACAAACATATCTAGCGCATTTGACACAACAAACGAACTGTCTGGTAGTGTTTCGGGTGCGCTAGGAGCTAACAGTGTTCCAAATACTATTGACTCAAACGGTTATGATAACCCAGTTGAATCACTATCGTTCTATGTTTACGACATGAAGGATGCTCCGTCAAACAGATCAGAAGTCAACATTTGGCACCCAGCTCGTCCGGCGTTTGCACGTTATGAAATTGCTAACGTAGAAATTGTGCAACATACTATTGGTGAATATCCGTTATTAGCAGTAACAACAGATTATACAGCAACTATTACAAATCCTGCTGCTACAGGATTTATATTTAACTTGTTTAAAACAATAGATGCTGGATATACTGCAACATTTGCATCGGCACAAGGAGGCACTAATTATACTGTAGGCGATACACTTTTAGTAGACGGATCTAAGTTAGGCGGCGTTACAAGCACTAATGACTGTACAGTTACAGTTGCATCAATTGGGGCAGGCGGAGTAATTGCAACTGTAACCGTTGCTGGTACTATTGCAGTTGAAGGTAGTACTCCGATGTTTAGCGGTAAGGTATACAAGTTAAACTTCTCAACGGGCGATGTAGCATTTAGTGCAAACGGATTATTAGAAATTGTACCGTTTAATACAAGTATTGTTTTCTATAGAAATCAAACACACATTATTACCGACTTAGCTCGACCAGATGTATTAGTAATTCGTCCAAGTACAGCTTTAACGTTTGATGAAAATCCAGACTTTGTTTATAGAAGTATTAGTTTCTTAACTAGTGATAGTGTAGGTAACGAATTGCCTGCTAATACTTCGCAAGCAGGATTAGATACTACTTATGATTATATTAGACTAACTATAGATTCTGCTAAAGCACAAGAAACTGCACTAGCAGGCGCAGGAACAACCAAAGGTAATACTGCCGGCGATGTTATACTTGCTATAAAATTAGCAGATGCTAATGAAATCTTTAGACTTAATAACAACTTAAGAACACCTGCGGGCAATCGACCTGCAGGTTCAACTAACGATACATTAGCTGTAGAAGCTCCAATTGTTAGTTGGTATGGTAAAAAACATTATGTGTTTAACTATAGAGGTGTTGGGGTAAGTAACGTAGTTGAAGAACCTAGCGAAGATAACTTATATGCGATTGTTGACCTAGTAGACTACGAAACAATTAATCAATCTAACGCACCCGGCCTTGCAAGCACAACTGTACTAGGTACCGAATTGGTTACATTACGTGCAGGCTTGAAGGCTGGCGCAACTGGAAGTGTTACAGTTAACATTAGTACTTGTCGTGCTACTGGGCATGACTTCTTAGACATTGGTACAGGCGGATTTAACTCAAGTAACTATCCAAATGTTATCTTTGGTGAACCAGGTGAGAAGAAAGAAGCCAACGAAGTTATCGAAAAAGGCAAAGGTCGAGTATTTTATGTAAGTACAGATCAAAATGGTATCTTTAGAGTTGGTAGATTCTTTAGTGTAGACCAGGGCACAGGTACAGTTAGCTTTAGTGCAAGTCTTGCACTATCAGATGTTGATGGGTTAGGATTTAAGCGCGGTGTTGTTATTACTGAATTCTCAACAGACACAGCGATGGTTGATAACGCTTCTGATACTGTTCCGACAGAAAGTGCTGTACGCGGCTATGTAAACAGACGTCTAGGTTACGATGTAAACGGCGCTCCTGTTTCTAATAAATTAGGACCCGGTGTACTTGCACCCAACGGTACAGTTCCGATGACAGACAACCTTAATGCTGCTGGCAACACTATTACTAATCTAGCTGTTCCAACTGCACTAACAGATGCTGCTACTAAGGCATATGTTGACGGAGGAAGAGGCAGCAATGATGAAATTAAAGATCTCCGTAGCGTTGAATATAATGATTCTGGTTCAAATCAACTGCTTGTTTCAACTGGATATAAAAAGCTTATATTAGAAGCTGGAAGTATAATTGGCGGTGGCTTTGCACTTGCTGATACTATTACAGGATCTATATCAGGTGCTTCGGGTACTGTTGTTGATGTTAAATCAGGGTTAACTGGAATCGAAGGTAACATTGTTGAAATAACATATACTCCCTTAACTGGTGTGTTTAGTGATGGCAAGCCAGCAGACGGTCTAGCAGCAGACGTACTTACCGCGTCAGGCGGAAAACAAGGCAATGTAATTGATGGTCCTATAGACGAATGGGCAAACGGTGTTGCAACAGCAGGCAGCGATGTTATTATTACTACAACAAGAGTAAATCCTGGACAAGAAACACGGTATACTACTATTGATATGCAGATTGCTGCAAATACTATTATTAATGCTGACATATCAGGTACTGCACAAATTGCACAAAGTAAACTAAATCTAAATGCTGCTACAGTTAGAGCAGATGCTGTAGCAATCAGTCAAAGTGATTTAGGTAGTGTAAGTTTTGATAGTGCTAAATTTAATGTTACTAACGGATGGGTCACTGTTGCATCGGGAAGTATTCCTGTAAGCGATATTGAATCTATTGCAACAGATACTGTACTGGGTAGAAGTGCAGCGTTAACTGGCGCAGTTAGTGCAATACCATTTAGCACAGTAGTTAATGAAGGATTAGGTTTAGCAGACGGCGACTTTGTTGCGTTAATATCATCAGCAAGTGACGCAGGCGAAGCACTAATTAAAACAGGTGTGGGCACGTATGCTATTACAAACGTAACAAAAACAGGTGAAGTTAATAGTATCGTTAAAACTGATGTAAATGGTAAAATACAAGCTAATTCACTAATACTAGGCGGTGATAGCAGTTATGAAGTACTTGCATTAAATAGTTTAACTCTTGTAGTTAAAACTCCATCACAAGGTGAAATATTTACAGCAGTAGGCGGAAGCGGCGGAGCTAGTCCAACATTCCCAGACATGCTAGTAAAAGGCAGCGTCGGAATTGGCGGCACTGGAATTGCTCAGAGTATTCTAAAAACAACTTCAAACTTTAACGGTGAGAAGGTACTAGGTGTAGATTGGATTTATTCAAGCTTTATTGAAGCACCGGGCGAAAAAGGTGCAGCAAGTACAGGTTTATCAATTGGTGCTAACACTGGTAAGACAACAGCTGGTCAAGTTGGTATTGTTACTGCTAACCTAGGTAATGCTTCAAGTGTTATGCCTGCTGTCTTTAGCTCAACAGGCATTGTTCCGGATATTGATAATACATACGACATTGGTAGTGCAACTAAAAAGTACAAAGATGTATATGCAACTCTGTTCCGCGGCACTGCAACTGAATCATACTACGCTGACTTGGCAGAAAACTATGTTGCTGATGCAGAGTATGCTCCGGGTACAGTTCTAATATTTGGCGGCACAAATGAAGTTACACAAAGTACAACACATGGCACACATCGTGTAGCAGGGGTGGTATCTACTAACCCAGCACACTTAATGAACTCACACTGCACCGGCGATAATGTTGTTGCACTAGCACTACAGGGGCGAGTTCCATGTAAGGTGATTGGTAAAGTTGCTAAAGGTGACATGTTAGTTGCAAGTAACATTCCGGGATATGCTATTGTTGATAACAATCCAAAAGTTGGTAGTGTAATTGGTAAAGCACTAGAAAACAAACTAGACGGCGAACGCGGTGTAGTTGAAGTTGTTGTAGGTAAACACTAATGAAACAAAGCAAAGTAAAAGAGCTATCAGCTAAAGGCGTTAAAGTTAGTGTTGATACTAAAAACCCCCAGCAGCGACAAGTAATTGCTGTTGCTGGGAAACTAAGAATACAAGTAAACAAAGGAGCCGATCGTGGCAAAGCAAGTAATTAATTTAGGCACTAGTGCAAACAAAGGCGACGGCGATCCGCTACGCACAGCATTTGATAAAGTAAATGACAATTTTGATGAGTTGTACACCGCAGATGGAACATTTATTAGTATAACAGATTTGAAAGTATTAGTTGCAGCAAGTACAGACTTTACCGACTATCAAACTAGAATAGCAGCGCTTTAATACTTTCCGAACATACGATAAATATATAAAATAACAGGAATTAGCAGATGGCAAATAGATTTCCCTTAGTATTAGATACAACGGACAATAATAAGATTAAAGAAATCCAATCCGGAGATAATTTAAACCTTACAGATAACAGCATTGTTGGCGTACAAAACATCACTGCAATAGGAACTATTGATGCTGCTGATATTAGAGTTGCCGGAAACAGACTAGTTGCACAAGCATTTGCCGACTTAACTGACACGCCTGCTTCGTTTATTGGATCTCCAAACTACTTTGTAAAAGTAAAATCTGATGGCACTGGACTAGAATACAGACCGCTAAGTGACTTAGGTAATATTGAGATAGATACTATCACTGTAGACACTGGTATAGTGCCAAGCGTAAACAATGTAGGGTATGTAGGCACAGAAGCTAACAAATTTAATGAAATAGTTGCTACTACACTAAAAGGTAACTTAGTTTCATACAACGAAGAAATTGTATTCAACGCAACTACAGGAAAAGTAAGTTATGCAGCACTACAAGGTGCACCAACTTTCCTTTCAGAATTTACAAACGATGTAGGCTATTTAAGAACAGTTGATCTAGACATACAGCTTGCAGGATTGTTTGACCAAGGACAGCAGTTTGTAACAGATATACAAGGTAGTGTATTTGGTGACGACAGTACCCTATTAGTTGACGGTGTAAATAGCATTATTACAGGTAATGTACTAAACTCTGAAATTACTACTACGGCATTAATTACTAACACTGCACAAATTACTACTGCAACTGTTACCGCTGTAACTGGACCAGCAACAGGTAATTTAGCAATTGACGCAGGTACAAGCGGGATTATTAATATTGGTGCAGGCGCAAGTACTACTACCGTTAATATTGAAAATGCTGTTATTGAGACATTCAGCCAAGGTTCCGGATTAGGCGTTGCACAACTTACAGCAGATACAAACTTATCTATTGTTGCAGGTAACAGAGTTAGAATCGACGGCGGCGTTCCGTTTAGTTTTGCAAGGGTAACCAGTACAGAACAACTAGCAATTGGTGCTCGTGAAGGCGATGTAATTTATAATACCTCAACAAGCCGCTTGCAAATGTATCAAGGCAGTGCATGGAAAGATATAAACGGCAATGTTGAAGCAACAGTAGGAACATCAAACTTTAATGATGTTGTAATTGCCGGTGACTTAACCATTACTGGTACAACTACAAGTATCGAAACAACGAACACAGATATTACTGACAATGTTATTACACTAAACAAAGGCGAAACTGGTGCAGGTGTTACACTAACTACTTCGGGTATTGAGATTGAACGTGGCAGTAGTGCTAATAGATCCTTAGTATGGACAGAAAACTTTGGTGGCAAATGGATAGTTACTGACGATGCTACATTCCTTGCTAATAGACTTGAAGCTAATTATGTTGTAGGAAGTTTATCAGTATCAACTGATGATCTTGTAATGACAGACGGTAATGTTACTGCAACTGGCACACTTACAATGGGCGGCAATGGAGTAGTGCAAATTGTTAGTGTCACAACCGATATCGAATTGTTGCCAGTTGGCAAGGTATTAGTTGATGGGAATTTAGAAGTCACAGGAAATACTACTGTTGCAGGTAGCGTTGAAGCAGCAGCATTTAAAGGTACATTTGTCAGCGATGACAGCACAATACTCGTAGACGGCGTGAGCGGAACTATTCCAGCAGAGAATTTATCAGGAACTGCAACTATTAGTGTTATAGGAAACGTAACAGGAGCATTAACAGGCAATTCCGACACGGTTACTAACGGTGTATATACCGCCGGTGATCAAACTATCGGTGGAGCAAAGACATTCACCAGTAATATACTTGCTAATTTAACTGGTAATGTTGCAGGTAACATTGACAATACAGCATTAACAATTGGTGCAACAACAGCAACCACTATTGGTATAGGTAACGCAGGTAGTACAACTACTATTAATGGCATAGTTAACTTGCCGGCCTTAATTGCAGGCGAGATTACAGCAGACAATAGTATTAGTATCACAACAGCAGTAGGCGACGGTAATGCAATCAGCATCGGACCAGGCGGAACAAACAGATATGTTAACATAACCGCAGACTTTATTAGATTCTTTGGACCAATAACAGAAACTATAAATGCAACTGCTGGCATTGTTGGAGATATCAAAGGTAGCGTTGTAGCAGATGATTCAACTGTGATGATCGACGGAGTGTCAGGAACAATTGTCGGTCCTATTGTTTCAGCTAGCATTACAGGTACATTAGTTAAAGCAACAACTATTGAAAATAATACTACAGATGATTTAGCAATTACAGTTGACGGTTTTATTAATATTAATGCTGGTACAGATGATTCAGGGTTAAGTAAGATCCAAATGGATCAAACCGGTATTAATTATATTGAATTGACAACTCAACCTATTGCTCCGGGTAATCCCGCTGATGTAGCTAATATTGCAATCAATGCAACAGCATCATCGGGTAATGTTGTAATTGGTACTACCGGAAGTACACGTAGTCAATTAGTAACAATTCATAATGCTACTGTTAACGGAACATTAATAGGTAGCGCACAAGGTAACCATACTGGTACGCTAACAGGCGATGTAACAGGTAGCGTGTTTGCAGACGATAGTGCCCCAATGGTAGATGCAATAAACTACGCAATGTTTAGTGATACATTAACATTAACTCCATTAGATGCAGAACCTAGTAATCCAGCAAACGGAATGATAGCAGTTGCAGACGGCACAGGTTGGAATCCTGCAGCTAATGCAAAAAATACATTAGTAGTATACTTGGGCGGCGCCTGGGTAACTGTTGCAGCAGCAGCATAATAACATAGGAAATTGAAATGAGCGAAAAAGAATATATTGTAAGTTTAAATAAAGACGTAGACTACGCAGCATTTAATGAAGAAATGATAGCAGCAACTGGTGCTGGAGACATTCCGAGCCGTTCAGTTGAAGTTGCAAATGCTAGACCCGGTAGTGAACGCAATACGCATTATAATTTAACTGATGCCGAAGCTGAAGCACT